GTTATCGTACCCCTCTTTGACTAGCATTACCCAATCGCCAGGGGTCAAGCCCATAGCTCGGTAATCCATCTCTGCCATAAAGATGTTGCCGCCGTACATTGCAAGTACCTCGGCGAGTGTTTTGTTCTCCCAGTTAAACATAAAATGTGCCTTTCTCTAATGAGTTGGCACACTATGATTAGTAGGGATGCCAACAGTCCAGTTGTTGGTATCGGCCCTCTTGAGTTATCTCAGGGGGGCCTTTTATTTAGTTATGGTTTTACCTTAGCACCTCAAAAGTATTCGATGTCATGCTCAACCTCGTGAGTGTTGTAATCGTTGTCTAGCAGGAACCAGCCGTTGCCCATGTAAACAGGCGTGGTTTCAGGCTCTTGCCATCTCTCTAGCTTCCAGCCAAACTTCCTGCCCAGCTCTGCAAACTTGCTGTTTGACTCAAGCAAGCCGTTAGCCTCTGAGCAAAGCACAATGATGTTGCTAGGTCTGTCTAGGTCTTTACTGCCACCCATGCCTCGGTTCTTTCGGTGCTGGGGGATAAGCGTGTCATCGGTAGTGCCACAGTGCGAGCAACACTTGTCACGATCCAGAAACTTACTAAAGGTTTTCTTGTTCATCATCATCCCAAGGGTCGTATTTTTTAGCTGGCATCTCACCTGGTTGGAAACCCATAGCAAGCTGTGTGTCTGCCAAACCGCTGGTAGGTGTATCGGTGATGTCTTGCTCTTGGCAGGTGTGTTTCCTTCTCCACTCTCGGACAAGTTTGAGTGGCTGAGGTTCATCAGTCTTAAATTTGGCACCACAGCTACAGGTTTCGGCAATCACCCAAGTAGGCTACCAGCTAGGCGTGTTTCCACTGTATTTCAACATTTTTGCTGATAACTGCCATCATTGTGGCTTGGTCTGACAAGGTTTTTAGCTTGGTTCGGACCCTGTTGTATTCAGCTTTGGCTAGATCAGCCTTTAGCTTTTCCTCTACTGCTTGCAACTTAGCCACAGCTTGCCGGTCTGCAACAGTCCCAGCGTTGTTGATAAAGGCTAAAGACACTGCCTTGTCGTAAGCAGCCTCAGCATCTGCCATTTTGCACTCAGCGTCATAGAGGGCATTAGCCCCCTTGTCCATCTCCTGTGTGATGCGTTGAAGCTCCTGGACTATGTGGCTCGGTGTAATAATTTCCATCTCTTAGCCTTCTCGCTCTCTCTCTTTGTAGTTGCCACAGCTCTGATACAAGGTCAAGTTCACCTCGGTCAAACTGCTGTTGCAGACACTCTTGAAGCTCAACTATTGAGGTCAGTAGTATCCTCTGTGCTTGTCGGTCCAACTGCTAGTTCCTGTATCTTTGCGAGAGTTGCCGGTGCTGCATTAGCAGTCTTGGCTTGGCTATAAAGCAATCGTAGCCCCTCGATGTCATTGCCTAGATCCGTAGCCATCGCAATCCAGTCTTTGCTTGTTGCTCTAGGTGTTGCACCTCGTTGCACCTTTTCCATCTCGGTGCGACTAGCCCTCTTGTTGCCTGAGTAGTTTGCATTTGCCAATGCTCTACCGATGCTGCTGGTTTCACAGACCTCAAGTGCCGATGTTGCTTGTGGGCCTTTGTTGCTGTCAACCTCAAAAGCTAAACCTGATGCTTTTGGCAAACCCTTTTCTTGGTCCTCGGCTGTTAGGTAAACCCAAGACCTAGTGACCCAAGTGCCAACCTGCCTGTCTTGCAGTGTGGTTATGTTGTCGGTAATGATTCTGCCGTCAGGATTGTCTTTGTAGAATCGCCTAATGCGTTCCTCAACAGTTTCGTAATCTTGCAGATTGAATCCAGCCATTTACTTGCCCTTCTGTAGTGTGATTAGCTGACAGCTATGTGAGCTGACCTCTAAAAACTTTTCCTGTTTTGTGTAGCTTGTGTCTTTTACGATAATGCGAGCCTCTGACAATTCCTGCTCAAAAGCAACTAAAGCGTGAGTCAGATTGTGGTTGATAGTAATAAACAAGGTCATCCTCTGGCCGTCAATAAACTTTTGTTTACGCTCAGAAAAGTGCAGTGTTGGGTAAGGGAATCTGTCCCCTGTCCAGTTGTGCTTGACCTCTACCTCTACCTGGTACTCGATGCCATTAGGGTCAAGTGCCAGTAGGTCAATGCCGTACTTGTCAGGGTTGACCCAAGCATCCCAGCCGTTTGATTCTAGGTAGCCAATGATGAGGTTTTTAGCCTTGTCATCGGTGTCGTAAAGCTCTTGGCTAAAGGCTTTCATTTTGCCTTTTCATGGTGCAGGTAAGGCATCCCACCAGCTCTTGATCTCAGGCTAATGAGGTGGTCCCCATAAACTAGCCCTCGCTTTTTACCATCCATCGCTTTAATTACTCGACTCTTTAGCTCGGTCATCTTGGTAGTGGCTGACTCGGCATCTGTCACAGCGTTGAAGTAATGCACACCAAGCTCATCAAGGTCAACCTCGCCATCCTCGATGTTAGGGTTCAAGGCTCTGACAGTTTCTAGTGTTGAGTTGCTACCATCCCAGTCAGGCATCTTGAAGTCAAGACAAGCTTGCCGGAATCTAACAGCAGCATCAAACAAAGTATCTGCCTCAAACTCATCCCACTCAATGTCATACTCTTGGTAGCTCGACCCAGCTAGTGCTACAAGCTTTGCCTGTCTAATGCCAAACACCTTCATGTACCAAAGCACTTGTGCCCGATAGCTCTGTGGCACTTGTGTCCAGTAGTCACGAGAGAACTTGACCTCAACAATGCCCCACTCACCATCAGCGGTTTTGTAAAGTCCGTCTGGGTTTGCTCTCATCCAAGGGTAGGTTTTGTTTGCCCAAGTTCCTGTTGTCAGGATCTCTAGCTCAGGATGCTCGTCTGCAAACAGTTGCAGGATTGGTTCCTCAAGAATTGTGCCGAGCTTCATGCTCATGTTAGGTGTGACCTCATCAGGTATCTGTCCTGTTTTCTTGGCCCACAAAGTTATGGGTGAGGTCCAACTTGATAGCCCTGCACAAGCGGCGATGTCACTGCCACCGATTGCACCTGGCTCATTGCGTAGCTCATGCCACTCAGGACTGCCATTGGCAAAGTCCCCTAGCAGGGTTGCCTCAAGCAACTGGTTGGTTTCGCTTGGTAGTTTTGATACTGGCAAGGTGTTCCCTCTCTTTCATCTTGTCCGGCAATCCACGCTAACTCTCTCGGCGTGGATTTGCCATTTAGCTTGAGATTAGTCTAAGTTGACCCTATGACAAGACAACTCGAAAGAAAATACATTGAGCTTCAACACGCCATAACTGAAAATGGGGGTGTTCAATGTAGCCAACTGCCAGAGTGCTTTTTCCCAGAGGATGAGCCAGACTTGTACCTGCGTAAAAAGCTGATTGCGGTAGCTAAGGAAGTCTGCAACGACTGTCCTGTAAAGGCAAGGTGCTTTGACTATGCCCTATCAGCCCACATGGTAGGCATCTGGGGTGGGACTACTGCCGATGAAAGACAGAAGCTAAGGTCTTAGCCCTTTTTGTCAGTCTTGTCGGCAATCTTGCCAAAAGACTTGTTGATCTCATCAGCGTCAATCTCGCCATCGGCAAGGTATGAGCGAGATAGTTCCTGAGCAACATCTATAACACCAGCGAAAGCTGCCATTGCTACTGCCTGAGCTACCTCAAGGCCGATGACTGCTCCACCGACAAAGATGCCTGTGACCTTCAAGATGATTACAGCTAGGGTTCTGCGTGCGATGTCTAACCACATAGGTCAGTCCTTTCGTAGAGGGTAAGTTGCTGCCCAAAGGGCGATAGTAATAAGGATGGCCCAACCAGCAAAGTCTTTAGCTGTGCCTTCAAGAACGACCCAAGCGATAGCTAGGCCAACAATGGTCCAAGCTTGTTCTAGTTGATCTTTGATAAACCTCAAGGTTTCCTACCTGCTAATGCGACCTGGGTGACAATCACAGAGGCAACAATTACTTGCTGTGCCTGTTCTCGTACTTCTGGACTTAGATCCGACCCGATTGAGCGTAGGTTATCTACAAGTTTACCGACTGCCTCTAACGCTAGTTCAATGCTTATTGTTTCCTCTGGCAAAACAGGCTCAGGTGTAGGTTCACTCGGAATTGTCGGCTCTGTGGGGCTTGTAGGAGCCTCAGTAGGCTCTGGGGTAGGTGTTATGACCTCTGGGGGCTTTGTCGGCTCTACAGGGCGTACAGGGCTTGTGGGGCTAGGTTCTGGTTCTGGCGTAGGTGTGGGGGTAGGTTCAGGCGTAGGTTCAGGCTCTATGGGAGCCACCGGAGCCACTGGCTCAGGCTCTCTGACAACTTCCTCAGTGCGAGCCACATCCTCTGTGCGTTCAACTGTTTCGGTTCGTTCGACATCATCTGTCCTTACTGTCGTTTGAGTTTCTTGTACAGTTTCAGGGCTAGGAGTGGGACTGATAGGACTAGGAGCAATGTAGCCAGGATGATAAAGCAAAGCAGGATCCAGCTCAGTGCCGTCACTAGATACAACGCCAACAAAAGTGGTGAGCTGGCCAGCCCAACCACCCTCGCAAAAGTGCTGGGCAATGTTGCCTTTATCCATGAAGTAGTTGTTTTCATTGTTCCATCCTGTCGCATAGCTTTGTTGATTGCCAGTTGAGTCGGCACAGGTAATTGAGGCCCAAGCTTGTGCAGCGTAGGCTGGAGTAGGCTGCCAGGCCATGAAGAAAAGAAAAAAGCCTACAAACAGTAGTCGTAGGCTTTTGTTCTTAGCTAATCTATTTAGCAAGTTTGGGTTTGACCTTTTCTTCTTTTACCTTCGGCAACTTAGGCTCTGGCTCGTGAACTGGTGCAGGTAGGACCTCAGCAGTCTCTGGTGTTGCCTGTGGAATTGACTGAGCTAGTTCCCACTGCTCGATTGTGGCTCTAACAAACTTGAGTGGATCTACGAAGCCTGAACCATCTGCGGTCCATCTCCATACACGGCCCTTGTTTATCTCAAAGTGCAAGTGTCTTCCAGCAGATGCGCCTGTGTTGCCCATGATGCCCAACCGAGTTCCAGCCTTGACCTTTTCGCCCTTTTGTACAGTCAGGGAGTTCTCAACCATGTGAGCGTAGCGAGATACATACCACTCACCGTTTATCTTTGACCGAATGTCTACATACCATCCAACGCCACCGAGTGAGCCATCAGCCTTTTTTAGCTTTGAGGTTCCAGCAGCAATGACAGTGCCATCGTGCCAGGCTTCGTTCCAGATTTTTGCTTTTGGTCCCCACAAGTCGCACCCGTTATGGTGGCGCTTTACCTTGTCAATAGGGTGGATTCTCCAACCGAATGGTGAAGTAACCTTCCAGTCTTTCTTGAATACGCCGTCTAGGGGCATCTGTGGTTTGGTTTTCATTAGTTTCCAATCATGTTCATTACGGAGCCAATCAGGGCGATGATGCCAGCACCCAATCCTGTGTAAGCAATCTTTTCGATCCAAGCCAGGCGAGCAAGCGTCAGCTCTACCTCTCTCAAGCGAGCTGGAACCTCGTCAAGGTGATCCAGCTTCTCAAGGATCTTGACAAGGGTTTCCCCATGCTCAAGTTGCTTGGCGTAAATTGCTTGCTGGGTAATGCGTACCCCAGTTGTTTCTTCAGCCATTATGCGGTGATAGCAGCGATTTCAGAGTCAGTCAGACCCAGAGCTTTTAGCTTGGCATTAGCAGAGGCTTTAGCTGTTTCTTTAGCCTCCTCGGCAGCTAGGCGTGTTGCTTCCTGAGCTTCGTAAGCTAGGCGGTCAGTTTCTCGCTGTGCTAGTTCCTCGGCTGTTAGAGGTACTTCTGTTGCTTCGCCTGTTGAGCAGTCCACTACTAGCTTGGTTAGGATTTCTGTCATTTTCTTTTCTTTCTTGTTAGCTTGTTGTTACGATTCCGTCAGAGCCTTTTGTAATTCCGTAAAGAGATGCAATGCTACCTGCGATTAGTTGTCCATTTAAAGCAAAAAGAGTTATGGAGTTTATAGCAGTAGTCTGATTCCAAAGAAGAGCCGTGATTTCCATATAAGCGTTAGTAGCGTTAGTTTCTTGAACAACATCTGCGGAAAACGACTTCGATGTGGCACCTGCGTAATTTGGAATGTATACAGATAGATTTCCAAAAGTGTTAGCAGTAGCGGTAGCTGCTGGGATAGCACCTAAAAAGCCAACAGCCTGACTTGCGCTTCCCCTGTTTACTCCATCTCCATCAACGTATCTAGATGACAGATTGCTATTAGCCCCATTGAAATAAATCTGTATGTTATCAACATAGGTTCCGCTGCGACTGCTCCTGCCACTTACCAAAAGAACAAGGTCAGTATAAGTAGAAGGAATAGAAGTAAACTCAATAGAGGCTTGTGCTGTGCCTAGTGTTTTGGATTCTATAAGTTTCAAGAGATTACTCCGTAAAGACTTAGGGTGCTCCCAGAAGCAAAGCCGTTAGCGTCTGGAAAGACTTGAAAAGATGTGATGGCTGCGGTGTTAGCCCAACGACCAGCAATCATTTCAAGAGCGTTAGAGGCTCCACCTGTTCTCGATAAGTAGGTCTTGTGTTTGTCCGTTGCTGAGTAATCCATAAAGCTAGCTACTGTCTGTGAGCGAGAGGCATACATTAGACCAAATCTTCTTGCGTTGGTTCCTGAAGAAGTTGTAGACCCATCTCCGTTAGCAAAAACAGCAGAATAATTGGCTGAGTTGCCATCGCCATTGAATGTAATGCGAACGACCTCACCGCCACCAGCCGAAACTACTCCTGAAAAAACAAAAATCAAATCTCGGTAAGTTGCTGGAATAGAAGAGAAGGTGACTGATGAAGCTGATGAGCCTAAAGTCACATTAGCTAAAGCTGTATAAGTAGGTGTTGGCATTGTTATCCCTTACTTCCATATAAAGAAAAGCGAGACCCAGCCTCGATGTTGGCAAGTCTGTCTTTGAATGTAAAGCTAGTAAGGGCTGAAGTTGAAAGATAAACTCCGCTGGCAAGACCAATGTCACCGCTACCGTCAAACCAAGTTAGATTAGCTCCCCTAAGAGTCCGAACTGTTTTGTTTTTTGTAGCGTAAGCGTCAAGAATGTCTGTCACGCCAGACATAAACACATTTGCGAATGTATTTCCAGGATAAGAGTTTGAAATGAAACCGTACGAAATGCTAGCGGAGCCAACGTCAAAGCTTTGAACACTTGTTCCATTACCATACATAAAGTGCGCCCGATAGTTTGCCTGAGTAGTATCGCCGTTCATCTGCCAAAACAAATCGCTAGAGTTTGACGCTCTAGTTGATTTTGCTGTAAAACGAAATTGTAAATGCTTATAGGTCGAGCTATAAGTGTCTAAACTGCTGAAAGTGACAGAAGGCGTAGAAGAACTAAGAATCGTAGAGCTAATAAGCTCATAGTCAGAGCTAAAGGCAGCCCCACCAGCCCCAGCAGCACTAAAAATACCTAACGCTGAGAGAGTCATTAGACTGCCGTTGCGTTACCAATAATGCGGTAAGAGTTAGCAGCGACACAGATAACAGAAACAGCGTCATAACGCTGACCAATCTTGTAAGCGGTGCCAGCGGTTCCTCGACCTGCAAGTGAGGTAGCTGTGCCATCTCTGGTAATGGTGACAGTTCCAGCACCATCCTGCAAGATGTCCACACGCTCGCCAGCCTGGAAAGCTGTGGCTGTTCCGATGGTCACTGTGACTGCTGAGGCATTGTCAAACTCTAGGATCTTGTAGCGGTCAGAGGTTTGGACTG